TCAGTCGGGGACATGGATTTCGTCTTTCAGGCGGATCGCCTGGGCAAGGGCCGTCTCAGAGACGAACCACAGTTGATAACCTTCGGAAATCAGCTCCTTCGCGCGCTCGATCTTGGTGCCGTAGTGAGAGGCGCGCCAGTTCTTGGAGGCGGTGTTTGAGACGACAACATAGCGGGTCTTGCGGCTGACCGATCCGGCCACCGTGCCGCCGCAGCGGGTGATTTCGTCGATAATGAAGCTGCGCGGACCGAGGCGCATAGGGCCGGTTAGAACGAAGCTGCTGCCTGACAGGGTGATGGCGTTCGCGTCGGTGATCGGGGTGTCGAGTTGAGCGACATTGCCGATGTTTGGAAGGCCGGTATCGGTATAACCATCGCCTACCAGCAGAGCGATCCATTCCCGAAGATCCTCGGATTCCTCCTCGGTCAGAACCTTGTCGGCCAACGCGGCTTCCAGTGCGCGCCAGAGGTCGCGAAATACGACAGATGTTGAAAGGATCATGCTGTCGTGAAAGCGCGCCAGCATTGCCTCGGCTTCCGACTGCAAGATGACCCCGTCGCAGATCACACCGGCGCAAAAGCCAAGAAACTCGTTGATTTCATCCAGCTCGGAATAGGAGGCTACTTCCAGCAGCGCCGTGCGCTTGTCCGAAACGATCCCTTGGATGGCGCTTGCCAAGTCATTCTGGCCCGAAAAACAGCGGGCACGTAGATCTTCGGCAAGGTCCGCAGCGTCGGGGTCATCAAAGAATTCGGCGAACTTGTCGGCCTCGGCGAGGATGGCGTCCTCCTCCGCGCTCTCGATGAATTTCGAGGACAGGGTGCCTTCCAGAAAGCCAACCCAATAGAGATCGCGCTTACGGTCGTTGGCTTTTTTGTGAATGTGGTCAATGTCGGCGCAGCTGCCGCCGTCGCTGCGCGTGCTGTGGTCGAAAGTCATCACTGTAATCTCCGTGAACCTTTGGGGCTGAGGGTAGGCGGCAAGGAACCAGCAGATCAATGAAAAGACGAGCGCCCACCTTTGAACTGCCTGCCCGCTCGGCAGTGGCACGGTTCAGATGGTGATGCGCTTCACATATTCCGGGGGCAGGGCCAGCTTTACGGGTGCGGCCCATTTCAAGCGCACGCCGTGGCGGTTCTCGGCTTCAGGGTTGATCGAGATCAGGCTGAAGGTGCCTTCGGAGCTGCCCGTCTTGAGGTGTTTCACCCAGGCGCGCCCATCAACATCTTCGCAGACACAGATCCGGCCGATGGCCTCGGTCGGGACGCCGAGGGTGTCACGGCCATAGAACAGAACGGTGCCGGGCGGGTAGGCGGGGGACATGCTGTCGCCGGTGACCTCGACCGCAACAATGCCGCTGGGGCTCAGTTGGGGCGGGCAGGCGACGTGATAGAGGCCATCGCCCTTGGTATACGCGTCTTCCAGGTCGACCTCGGCGCCCGCTCCGACACGGCCTGCGACTGCGACGTTGTTCTCGCCCTCCGGGCCATCCCCCAAGCCATGTATCAACCACGTCTCGGAGACACCAAGGACTTTGGCAATTCCAGAAAGTGCCCCGATGGTCGCGCCCGCCGCGTCTTCCCCCGCGTCGAGGCGTCGGCGCCAGTTGCGTATGCCGTCGCGCGACATGCCCGCGCGCTGCGAGAGCGCGTTGTCAGAGAGCCCAAGGCGCTCTTGGCATTTCGTTATGCGAGTCAGAATGTCACGAAGTTCCATGCGGTTATTGTGCCGCATTGTTTGCGAGGGGGTTAGCGGTAATAAAACCGTTGACGGTGCGGTAAAAAATCCGCATACCGTAGGCATGCTGAACATCGCTTACCTCATCAGATTGGCCGATGCTTACAAAGTGGCGCTCGGAGTGACCGAGGACACGACAGTTTCATATCGTGTCTTCGGGGATACCAAGAAGTTAGCTGCGATCCGCGCAGGCGCCGACCTGACCACGCGTCGTTACAACGCTGCGGTTCGCTGGTTTCATGACAACTGGCCCGAGGGTCACAGCTTTCCCTCTTTGGGTGGAGGTGTCGCTGCTGCAATCGAGGAGGGCAACGCCTGATGCGCCATGCTCACCGGTTCTCCCGTTCGTGTCGTGTTGTTTCATTTCCCGACGCTCTCACGCGGGTCTCTCTCTCACAAGAAAACAAGGTTTTGGAGGCAGCCGATGTATGACGTTCGTCTGACGGTCCGGGCGCATATGCGGGCGATGTCCGAGCGGCTTGGCGGGGTCGAGGGGGCTGCGGCTGCGGTTGGGGCGCGGTGGGGTGATCCGGTGTCGAAGGGCACGATCTCGCGCAAGCGCGACGGCTCGCTCGAATGGACGGTGGCCGATGTGGTGGCCTTCGAGGATGCGCTNGGCGTCGATGCGGTGACGCAGGCCCTGGCGCGGCGGTTCGGGGCGANCGAGGCGCCGCGNGGNGNCAATCTGACGGTGCAGGCNGGCGTGATGGCGCGCGAGGTCGGCGAGGCGGTGGGGGCGCTGNTGCATGCGCTTGACAGTGCGCGGCCCGAGGACCGGGCGCGNGCGATCCGCGAACTGGACGAGGCCGCCGCGGCGATCCNCCAGGCGCGCGGNCTGCTGGAANCCGGAGAGACCCCATGATCCCCCGNGCCGTTTCAACTTGCCCGGCGGTGCGGTGCCTCGGTGCGGTGGGGCTGCGTGCCCGCCGCACCGTTTTTNNTTCCGATCTGGTGGCGCNTGGGGNTGCGCNCCGGATGGGCGCGGCGGCGCCTCTCTCCTCCCTGCGCCGCCGCGCATCCACCCCGCGCGCCTTTTCCACGGGGCACGGGTTNCAACGCGAGGTGAGCNNNTGAGCGATAAGGCACAGGCATCGGCGGCNATCCGNGCGGCCACGCTGGATCTGGCGCGACAGGCGGTGCTGNGCGACCGGGCGGCCACGCATGGNGCGCCNGANGANACGTTCGGGCTGCTGGCGGCGCTGTGGAGCGCGCGGCTCGGGATTNCCCTGAGCCCGGCGCAGGTGGCGATCNTGCTGATCGACCTGAAGACCGCGCGCGCCTGGGGCAACCCGGGTCATGCCGACAACTGGGTCGATATGGCGGGCTATGCCGCCTGTGGCGCAGGGCTTGGCGGCGCCGATCCGCGGGAGGGCACAGCATGACCGGGCCGCGCTGGACTTCGGAGGAACGTGAGTGGGCGCGCGAGCTGCGCGCCTGCGGCTATTGGCTGGCCGAGGTGGCGGGGTATCTGGCGCATCGCTTCCCGCGCGAGGACGGCGCGCTGAGCGTGCGCGAGATCCGCGACATGCTGGCAGGGCAGGTGGGCGACACGGCCGCAGGGCAGGGCGCGCGGGGAACCGATGCGCAGGAGGGGATGACATGATTGATCCGGCAAGGCCGAGGCTCGTGCAGATGGACGAGATCGAGGAATATCCGATCGGCCGCGACGAACGGCTCGACGCGCATGCCTTCGTGAAGTGGTGGCATCACCGCTGGCTGTCCTCGCGCACCTTCCGCCTGGCGTCGTGGGAGGCGCAGGGGATGGCGCGGGCGCTGTTCGATATGTCGCAGACCGAAAGCCCGATCGGCACCTTGCCCGACGACGACGATGAACTCGCAGTGATGCTGCGGGTCGAGCGGCGGCGGATCGGGGAGCTGCGACGGGCTGAGTTCGGGCCGTTCCGGGGGTGGCGGCGGTGCCGTTGCGGGGATGAGGTGCGGCTGATGCATCCGGTCGTTCTTGAACAGGTGCGCGATGCGCTCGACCGGCGCGAGGCACGCGAGATGTCGCGCGAGGCGGCGGCGGTGCGCAAGCGGCGCGAACGGCTGCGCGAGGGCTTGGGCAAGCTCGGGCTGTCCGACGCGGTGCTGGGCAGCGACATGCTGATCGAGCGCATGGATGAATGGATGCTCGCCCATGTGCGCGGTCGGCGCGACGGGCAATCCTATGGCGCGGCGCTGCTGCATGCGCGGCGCGAGAGGTGGCTCTAGGCGGGGGCGTGACTGTCCCGCGAGTGTCACGCGTGACGGTTTGTGACTGTCACGGACAGTCCGCGGACAGTCACGTCTGTCGTGTGACAGTTCTGCGTAGAGAAGAAGAGACAAGAAAAGACAAGAACAGACAGACGCAACCGTGACGATCGACCGAGGGGCGCCTGTGGATAAGTCGGGATTTGCGAAGAAAAGGAGACAGAGGCGATGGACAGTGCAGAGCAGAAGATGGCCGAGAAACGGGTGCGCGAGATCCTGATCGAACCG